TGGTTAAAAAAACTCCGCAGGCGCGCGCATAACGGGTGTACGTGAAAAAGGGGTGTAGGTATCCGCCGAAAAGGGGTGATATTTATGGCGACAAAAAAGGAATTAACGAAAGATCAAAAAATCAAGAAAGAGATTTCCCGATTGAAGCGGGTTTTCCGCGACTTGGATAAAAACAAGTTGCAGACAGTCGAAAGCCTTATCCGCAACGCCGCATTTATGGCGGTATCCCTTGAAGAGCTACAAGAAATTATCAACGAAGAGGGATACACCGTCGAATACCAAAACGGCGCAAACCAGAGCGGGACAAAGCAGAGTGACGCAGTAAAAACGCATATCGCTATGACGAAAAATCACGCCGCCATAATCAAACAGCTTTGCGAGCTTGTACCGCCCGAAAAGAAAAAAGAAAGCCGTCTGCAAGCCTTGCGGGACGAATAGAAATGCCGTTTTCAAATTACATTTACGAGTATTTCGACGGCATAACGACGGGAAAAATTGTCGTCGGAAAATGGGTGCGTCTGATTTATGAATACATCGTTAGCGGGCTTCAAAACGGGCTTTTTCTTTTCAATGCGAAGAAGGCAAACAAGGCGATCCGGTTTATTGAAAACTTCTGTCACCATTGCGAAGGGCGAACCGACCTTCTGAAATTGGAGCTATGGCAGAAAGCGGCGGTATCGCTGATCTTCGGGATTGTTGATGAAGATAACGTGCGGATATTCCGCGAAGTGTTTATTGTGATCGGGCGGAAAAACGGAAAAACGCTTTTCGCGTCCGCCGTGATCGCTTATATGGCATATCTTGATGGCGAATACGGCGCGAAGATTTATTGTCTTGCGCCGAAGCTGGAACAAGCGAACATCGTTTACGATAATTTCCACCAGATGATTAAAAAAGAACCGGAGCTTTCAGAGCTTGCGAAGAAGCGCCGTTCTGATATTTACATTGAGGAAAGCAACACGTCAATAAAGCCGCTGGCATTCAATGCGAAGAAATCGGACGGCTTCAATCCGCATTTGGTAGTGAATGACGAAGTAGCGTCGTGGCGTGGCGACGGCGGCTTGAAGCAATACGAAGTAATGAAATCAGCGCTTGGCGCACGCCGCCAGCCGCTGATCCTGTCTATCAGTACGGCGGGATATGAAAACGACGGTATTTTCGACGAATTGATGGCGCGATCTACGGCGTTTCTGAAAGGTGGAAGCAAGGAACGCCGCCTTCTTCCCCTGCTTTATATGATTGACGACGTAGAGAAATGGAACGACCTTGAAGAGCTTAAAAAAGCAAATCCGAATATGGGCGTTTCTGTTTCGCCGGAGTTCTTCAAAGAAGAAATCGCCGTTGCAGAAATGAGCCTTTCAAAGCGGGCGGAATTCCTTTGCAAATACTGCAATATCAAGCAGAATTCTTCCGTTGCTTGGCTTGATTACGTTGTTGTAGATCGAGCGGGCGAGAAAATCAAGCTGGAGGATTTCAAAGACAATTACGCGGTGGGCGGGATCGACCTATCACAGACGACCGACCTTACAGCCGCAAGCGTTATTATCGAGCGCGGCGGGGTTCTTTATGCCTTCGCACAATTCTTTATGCCAGCAAACAGGCTGGAAACCGCACAGGCGGTAGACGGCGTGCCGTATGATATATTTGTAAAGCAAGGGATTGTGAAGCTATCCGGCGAAAATCACGTTGATTACAGGGACGTTTACGAATGGTTTTCTACCCTTCGGGATCAGTACGGCATATATATTCTAAAAATCGGCTATGACCGTTACAGCGCGCAATATCTGATCGACGACTTGAAGGCGGCGGGCTTCCAGACGGACGACGTATGGCAGGGTGAAAACCTTGCGCCCGTAATTCGGGAATTTGAAGGCATAATCAAAGACGGCAATTTCAAGATCGCAGATAATAACCTTCTGAAAGCGCACTTCTTGAACGTTGCGCTAAAACACAATATGGAAACGCGGAAGTTCCGTCCGGTAAAAATTGAACAGCGGGCGCGTATTGATGGCTTCGTTTCCGTGATTGACGCTATGACGGTACGGCAGAAGTATTATAACGAGATCGGCGAAATGCTGAAAAATGCGGGGTGATAAAAACTATGGGAATTTTTGAAACGATTTTCCGGAAGCCGCGTTCGGATATTCAAGCGGAAGGATACTTCAAGATGCTTAACGGGTATTCGCCCGTTTTCACGAACGCGCCGGAAAGCCTTTACGAAATGGAGCTTACGCGGGCGGCTATTCATTCGTTCGCGAATTTCTGTTCAAAGCTGAAACCGGAGATCAGCGGGACAGCGTACAAGAACCTTGAAAGGGTATTGCAGTTCCGCCCTAATCCGTTTATGGACACGTCGAAATTTATTTACCGGATCGCAACGATCCTTTCGGTGAATAATACGGCGTTTATTGTTCCGATCGAAGATGAATACGGAGGAATAGCGGGCTATTATCCCCTACTTCCCCAGCGTTGCGAGGTTGTAGAATATAAGGGCGCGCCCTTCTTGCGGTACACCTTCGCAAACGGGCAGAAAGCGGCAATCGAGTTCGAGCGCGTCGGCGTGCTGACGCAATTTCAGTACAAGGACGACTTCTTCGGAGAGAACAACGCCGCGCTTCGCCCTACAATGCAGTTGATCCATACACAAAATCAAGGCATTATCAACGGCGTTAAAAATTCGGCTTCCGTCCGGTTCTTGGCGAAGGTTGCGAATATGCTAAAACCGGAAGATATTACGAAAGAGCGAAAACGCTTCACGGCGGATAACCTTTCGGCGGATAATCAATCCGGTATGGTGATCTACGATAGCAAATTCGCGGACGTGAAACCGATTGAAAGCAAGCCGTTCACCGTGAACGCGGCGCAGATGGCGCAGATCAACGAAAATGTTTTTAACTACTTCGGGACAAACGCGAAAATTATTCAGAACAGCTATAACGAGGACGAATGGAACGCTTATTACGAAGGCAAGATCGAGCCTTTCGCAATTCAGCTTTCGCTGGTTATGTCGAATATGACCTATACACAGCGGGAATTGTCCTTCGGGAACGCGATCACGTTTACCGCGAACAGGCTTCAATACGCAAGCAATAATACAAAGCTGAATATCAGCACACAACTATTTGACCGTGGCTTGCTCAACCGCAACGGCGTTATGGATATTTGGAATATGTCGCACGTTGAAGGCGGGGACAAGTATTATATTCGCAAGGAATACGCGGAAGTATCAGAATTGGGAAAGGAGGTTGTACCGAATGCCAGTAGTGAAGGGGCGGGAATACCGTCAAATGTTCCAGCCGTTGATGATCCCACAGGGGACGGAGAACAAGAGGTTTGATACAGATTTCTACGTCGAAGGCTTCGCAACGACGTTTGATAAGCCGTATGTTATGTACGAATACGGCGGGATCAAATATTGCGAGGTAATCGACCGCAACGCCCTTGTGGGCGCTGACCTGTCCGACGTGATTATGCAGTTCGACCATTCCGGAATGGTATTCGCCCGAAACAAGATGGCAAAGAATAAGCCGCCTTCCCTGCTTTTGGAACCGCAGGACGGCGGCTTGTTTATTGCCGCAAATTTGAGCCTTACGGAAGAGGCAAAGCGACTTTATGCAAGCATTGACGCGGGGCTTATTTGCAAAATGTCGTGGGCGTTCACCGTGTCAGAGGACGCATATAACAAAGACACGCACACAAGAACAATCTTGAAGATCAAGAAGGTTTACGACGTTTCGGCGGTATCTTATCCGGCGAACGGCGATACCGATATTTCGGCGCGTTCTTATTTCGACGGAGTGATCGAGAGAGAACAGCAGGAGCGGCTGGAGCGCCGGAAGCAAATTCTAAAAATCAAACTTATGATGGAGGTTTAACACAATGAGAATTAAAGAGATTGAAGCCCGCCTTGCGGCTATCAAGAAGGAGATCGAAGAGCGCGGCGACGCTATGAAAGCCGAGGAAATCGACGCGCTGGAGAAGGAAACAAAAGAGCTTACCGAAGAGCGCGCCGGACTGATTGCCGCCGCAGAGAAGCGCAACGGCATTCTGGACAATATCGCAAAGGGCGCGGGCATTGTTTCCCGCACCTTCGAGCAGAAACAGGACAACGCCGATCCGGACGATCCCTTCGGTACGCCCGAATACCGTTCCGCGTGGCTGAAAAACCTTCGCCGCCTTCCCCTTACCGACGCAGAGAAGCGCGCATACGCGAATACCAGCGGCACGGGCGCGGAGGTTGTGCCGACACAGACCGCGAACGAGATTATCAGCAAGGTAAAGAAACTTGCGCCGATGCTGAACGAAGTTACCCTTCTGCACGTCAAAGGCGCGGTGAAGTTCGCCGTTGAGGATACGAACAACGATGCGGCGATCCATAAGGAAAACACAGCTATTACGGCGGCGGCTGATACCCTTACCACCGTAACGCTGACCGGATACGAGATTATCAAGCTGGTTCAGATTTCCGATACCGTTATGACAATGAGCATTGCGGCGTTTGAAAACTGGATCGTTGATATGCTTGCAGAGGCGATCGCCCGCAAGGTTGAAGATTTCTTCATTAACGGAACAGGTTCTTCCCAGCCGAAGGGCATTGACAAGGCAAACACTTGGGGCGCAACGAACAGCGTTACCGTAGCAAAAGCCGGTTCCCTTACCGCCGCAAACGTGCAAACGCTGATCGGGCTTCTGAACGCTGGATACGACCGTAACGCAAAATTCGTTATGAGCAAGAAAACCTTGTTTACGGATTTTATGCCGTTGCAGGACACCAGCAAGAACCATATTGTAACCGTGCAGGGCAACAGCTACTTCGTTTACGGCTATCCGGTTCTTCTGTCCGACTACGTGAAGGAACACGAAGCCTTCTTGGGCGACTTCAAGAAGGTGTGTGCAAACCTTGCGGAAGATATTAACGTGAAGAACGCCTATGACATCGACACGAACAGTTACAAATACAGCGGTATTGCGATCTTCGATTGCACGCCCGCGATCGGCGAAGCCTTCGTGAAGCTGGTTAAAGGCGACGCATAATGGAGGGCTGAACGATGATGCTTGACAAGGTAAAGCTGGCTTTGCGGAAAACAGCCGCCGTATTTAACGACGAAATCGAAGATTATATTGCTTCCGGTATCGCTGATCTTCGGCTTGTCGGTATCAACGTTCCGGAAAATGCGGGATCGTCCAGCGAAACGCTGGGCGATCCTCTTTTAGACCGCGCGATTATTCTATACGCGAAATCCGAAGATAACTTCGGCGGCGAAGGCGAAAGGCACAGAAAAGCATACGATTACTTGAAATGTGCCTTGTCACTGTCCGATGACTATACGGAAGGCGGTGGCGGATAATGGGCTGGAGAGATCAAATAACGCTGATTGCGCTTTCCGAAACTTCGGAGCGGACGAACGAACATGGCTTCCCGATAATGAAGCCGGAAACGGCGACAACGGTTTTCGCCGATAAAAAATCCGTAGGGTATTCAGAATTCTACAAAGCGGAAATGGCTGGACACGTCGCCGAAGTAAAGTTCGACGTTTACGCAATGGAATACAACGGCGAAACGATCGCAGAATATCCCGTTTCGAGCGGGAAGCGTTATCGCATTCTTCGGACGTACATTCATAACGACGGAGAGCTTGTGGAATTGACGCTTTCCAGCTTTCCAGAAGCGCAGAACGGCGCGGAGGAAGGAGGCGGCGGAAATGGCGAAGTTTAACGTTGTAGGGCTTGACGATCTGCAAGAACGAATGCTTCAAAAAGCGCAGATTGCAGAAGAAGCCGTGCCGGAAATGCTGAAAGCTGGTGGCGCGGTAATGCAGGAAGCACAGAAAGCGGAAATCCGGAAAATGTTTCGGAGCCGAAGAAGTACGGGCGATCTTGCCGCGTCGGTTATCGTATCCAAAATCAAGGAGCGGGACGACGCAAAGATGGTTGAAGTATATCCGGACGGAAAGGATCGGCACGGGGTACGCAACGCGACAAAAGGCTTTGTCCTGCAATACGGGCGAAAAAATATGCCAGCGCGCCCGTGGTTCACGGCGGCGAACACAAAGGCGGCTGACGCTGTAAATGCAGAAATGCGCCGCGTATGGGAGGCGAAGCAGAATGAACGTTGATACACTTGTGAAAACAACGCTTGAAAAGCTGGGTTGTCCCGTTGAACGACTGAAATACGACGGAAAGGCAAAAACCTTTATCACGTATCAAATTGTCGTGGGACAAGATACGCACTTTTCAGACGATGAAAGCGGCGCGGAAGAATTCACATACAGGGCGGATATTTATTCCCGCGTGGATTATATCGCGCTTATGCGGAGCGCAAAGCGAGCATTGAAGGAAGCGGGGTTCTACGGGATCACGTTCGATCCGGAAGTGTTCGAGGAAAGCACGGGTTATTATCATATCCCCGTGGAATTTAAGTATATGGAGGTATAAGACTATGGCAACAATCGGATTGCGCGATCTTTACCGCGCACCTATTACGATTGGCGACGACGGCGCAGAGGAATACGGAACGCCCGTAAAAATGGCGAAGGCAATTTCGGCGGAGCTTTCCGTGGAAGTTGCGGAAGCGATCCTTTACGCAGACGACGGAGCCGACGAAGTAGTAAAGGAATTCGTATCGGGAGAATTGACACTGAACGTCAACGACCTTCTTCCGGCTGACCTTGCCGCCCTTCTTGGACAGAAGCAGGACAACGACAAGGTGGTTTACGGCGCAGACACAGACGAACCGCCTTATTTCGCAATCGGCTTCCGTGCGAAGAAAGCGGGCGGAACCTATAAGTACATTTGGCTTTACAAGGTGAAGTTTGCGATCCCGTCCGAAAACTACACGACAAAGGGCGATAGTATCGAATTCACTACGCCGGAGATCGTCGGACAGTTTATCAAACGTTCGGACGGGTTGTGGAAGGCGGAACACGTCGCTTTGCCTACGGAGAGCGTAGCGGCGGGATGGTTTACTAAAGTAAGAGAGCCGAACAACGCGGCGGCATAACAAGAAAGGGGGTACAGCGGGGAGCCGGAAACGGCTTCCCGCTTATTATTTTATGAGCGCAATTAAAGACGGACGCTTCCCGATCACGCTTGACAAGGAAAGACACCTTCTTTTCAGTTTGAACGTGATCGACGAAATGCAAGACAAATTCGGCGGCTTCGATCGCCTTGATAAAGCGCTTTCCGGAAAGGACAGCATTAAGAACCTTCGCTGGCTTCTTACCCTGCTTCTGAATGAGGGGGCAGAGGACGGCGAAGAAGAGCTTACCGAAAAACAGGTGGGCAAACTCATTCATACAGGGAATTTCCTTGACGTGAAATCCTCTATCTTCAAAGCGTTTTCGATGGGTAATAACGGAACGGAAGAGCCGCCCGCCCGTGACGATGAAGAGGAAGAGGACGACGAAGAGGACAACGAAAACGGAAAAAACGCGGCGGCGGGCAAGGAGTAATCGACCTTGCCCGCCTTCTTTATATCGGCGTTACGCTTCTTCGGTGGAGCGAAGCCGAAGTATGGCGAATGACACC